CCGCGACATCGACGGCTGGAAGCCGAAGACCGACCAGCGGCTCCGGCCGCCGAAGAAGCCCGTGCTCACGGGTGCCCAGGCCCTGCTCACCTTGCAGGCGAACACCGAGGACCCCTGGGCGGACGAGGAGTAACACCGCAAGTTCAGTACAGGCAAGCGCGCTGACGGGCCGTAGCTACCCGCGGACGGAGCCGGCGCAGGTGCAGAAGGCAACCACGCGAAAGGAAACAGGACATGCCTTCTGAAGTCGCCAAGCGGCTGCGAGACCGCAGGCTCAGTGTGTGGGAGGAAGCGAAGGGCATCGCCGAGAAGGCCGCGGAGGAGAACCGCGCGCTGTCCGAGGAGGAGCAGGGCCGCTGGGACGCCCTCCAGGAGGAGATGCAGAAGCTGGACACGCGTATCCGCGCCGTGCTCGACACCGAGAAGCGGCTCCCGGATGCTGGAGGAGGTCCGCAAGTGGGCCCGGGGCGACGACGGCGCCGGCCGTGCCCTCGAAGTCCGCAGGGACCCGGGCCTCGGGCCGATCAACTACCGCGTCCTGACCGCCGGGACCGGCGGTACCGCCAGCAGCATCGTGCCGATCGATTTTTACGATATGCTGATAGCCCACCTTATAGAGGTGAGCGGCGTCATGCAATGCGGGCCCACCGTCCTGAACACTGGCGGCGGGGAAACGCTCCAGGTCCCTAAGACCACCGCCCATTCCACCGCCGCATCCGCGGCCCAGGCAGCGCCATTGCCGTCGTCCGATCCGGCCTTCGGAATGCAGCCATTGTCTGCATTCAAGTATGGCATTCTCCTGCAAGTCGCAAGGGAACTGATCGATGACACGGCCGTCGATCTCCTTGGGTATCTCGCGATGCAGGCCGGCCGCGCGCTGGGAAACGCATTCGGCAACGACCTCGTCAACGGGACCGGCACCGGTCAGCCTGCGGGCCTGATCAGCACCGCTACGGTCGGCGTCACCGGGTCGGTAACCGGTGTTTCCGGTGCGCCTTCCTACGCCAATCTCGTGGACCTCGAATACTCTGTAATCGCGCCTTACCGGCAGTCGCGCTCGTGCTATTGGCTCGCGGCCGATAAGACAATCGGCGGCTTCCGGAAGATCACCGACACGGTCGGCCGGCCGATCTGGGAACCCAGCGCGGTTCTCGGTTCCCCGGACCTTCTCCTGGGAAAGCCGCTCGTGGCCGATCCCTTCATGCCGGCCATGGCCACCAATGCCAAGTCGATCGCATTCGGCGATTTCTCGCAATACTTCGTCCGGCTCGTCGGCGGGGTCCGCTTCGAGCGTTCCGATGACTTCGCCTTTGGCTCGGACCTCGTGACCTTTAGGGCTATTCTCCGAGGGGACGGAACGTTGGTCGATAGAACCGGAGCTATCCGCCTGTACCAGGGCGCAGCTACCTGATACTGACCTGGGGTTATACGCCATTACGAGGCAATTCCCGGGGTAATTCGCAGGCAACTCAGGTGCAAATTGAGCGCAATTCCCCGGGAACACGGACGGCAGTGGCCCCGCCCGCCCGGTGAGTGGCCACCAGGCGGGCGGGGAACCAGAGGGAGGCTAGCATGCGCTGGATCCGGATGATCGTCACCCTGTCCGGCGGCGGCCCGAGGACCTGATCCGGATCGGTCTCGCCGTCGCCGCTCCGGAGGGGGGCGAGGGCGCTTCCGCCGCGCCTGAGCCCGGGGCGGTGGCCCCGGCCGCAGAGTCCGAGCCCGGGGCCGGGGCACCCGCCGAGCCCGAGGACGGCACGGGCGTCTCGCCGCTGGCTGAGGTGTCCCCGCTGGCCGAGACGGCCGGCACCGGGGCCGGCGCGATCCCGGAACCGCTGCCCGCACCGGAACCCGAGCCGCCACCGGAGCCCGTGCCCGTGCCGGAGCCGCTGCCCGCACCGGAACCTCCGCAGCTGGCGCCGATGCCGCACGATATCAAGCAGCGCTGGGTTGACTATGCGATCAGCCAGGGGGAGGACCCGGACATCGCCCCCAACATGACGAAAGCAGATTTGATGTCAAAATATGGTGGGCGCCTGTAGTCGTGGACTATGACGAGATCGGCGCGCTGCGGCCCGGCTGGGGTGTCATCTGGCAGGGCGGCACCGCCGACGCGTCGATCCGGGCGCCGCCGTTTTCCGCCGCGCCGCTGCTGATCGTGTCGATGGACCGCGGCGCGGACGACAGGACCTGGATCGACCATGCGACGGTGCAGGCCGTGCTGGACGTGCAGATCGATGACAGCCCGGACGCCTGCCTGCCCGATGCCGTGCTGACTGGCCTGGCTGATGCGATTGCCGCGTGGCTGGCCGGGGGAGGCAACGTGTATCTCAAATGCGGGGCGGGGGCCAGCCGGGCCGCCTACATCGACGTCGCGGTGCACTGCCGGGCGCTGGGCATCAGCGCGGAGCAGGCCGTTGCCCGGATCCGCGCCCGCCGCCCGGCCACGAACCCTAATTACGGGTTCCTGGCGCAGCTCCATAGGCTCTGGCCGTGACCGGGCCTACGATGAGATAAGGCAACTGCCCGCGGCCCCCGGGAGCCGGGTTCCAGATACGAGGAGCCCTAGATGGCCGATTTCAATGACCCGAACACCGTTCCCGGCTACGGGACCGGCGAGGACGTGGCCGGAGCGCGGGAGACGAACGCGTACTCCGGGATCCGCAGCACGGGCGACCCGACGCTGGAGCCCGGCCAGTACCCGCCCGATGAGGACCACGGGATCTTCGGCGGGCCGCTGCCGGAGGGCACCGGGGCGCCGGGTACCGCCGGGGCGCGGTACGACAGCTCGGTCGACCCGACCAACGAGCCGGGCCAGACCGAGGACGGGCTGACCGGGATCACCGAGGCCGAGATCACCGAGACCGGCGCGCCGGGCAGCACCGGGGCCGACCCGAGCGACGGCTCGGGCGCGGACTCGGTGACGTTCACCCGGCCCGGGTCCTACCTGTCCGGCACTTACGCGATGAGCACGGTGCGGGATGACACCGATGGCCCGACCGACTGGACGCAGGCCAACGATTCCGGCTACGCGACCGGTGGCCCGCAGCTGCCCGGCATCAAGGGCAACGAGCCCGAGGCCGGCTCCGGCCGGTTCCAGCCGGGTGCCGGGGGCCGGGTCATGCGCGGCGGCCGGGCAGTCCGCGGCTGAGCCATGCCGTTCAGCTCGGGCACCGCGGATATCGGCGGCGAGCCGACCGTGATCTGCGGCGTCGGCCGGGGCCGGACGGTCAAGGTGAAGAACCTGGACGCCGCCACGGCCGTGTACGTCGGCGGCCCGGACGTGGCCGTGGACGGGGCGACCGCCGGGTACCCGCTGGACGGCCGGGAATCGGAGACGTTCAGCGCCCCGCTGCCGCGCGAAGCCGTCATCATCCCGGCCCCGGCGGATGACATGGCCCCGGACGTGCTGTACGGGATCGCGGAGCGGGGCACCGTCCGGGTCGCGTGGATCTCGGCGTAGGAGGAGACATGGCCGACTGGGAGAACAACGGCACCGTGCGTGATCTGTCAGCACTGGCGGGCAACTCAATGACCGCCACCAGCCAGGCGGCGGGAAACATGACGAGCAGCAACGAGACGGCGATGACCGCGCCGGGCTCCCAGCCGGTCACCCCGCTGCCGCCCGCCCAGGACCAGGACACCCCGAACATCGAGATGAGCCCGCGGATCCCGCCCAGCTTCACCGGCAAGCCGGACCCGACTCACGGCGGGACATGGAACCCGGGCCGGCCGGCCTGGACGAGAACGGAAACGCCGGACGTGACCCGGCTCCCGGCACCCCGGCCGCCGGAGGTGACGGGCCGGGCTGAGCAGGCCAGCATCGGCGTGGCCGGCCCGGCCCGCGGCGCCACGTCCGGGCGCGCACCGAGCACCAGCAGCAGCAGCAACGGAGGTTGACATGCCTGACGCACCGAACCCGGTTACCAGCCCGCCGGAGGTCCCCGGCCAGCCCTGGGACGCCACGTCCGAGGCCACGGTCGGCAAGTGGGACTGCCTGGAGG